AAGCTCTTCGAGAGCACAGACACAGCGAAGCCAACGAGACTGGAGAAGGAGGCAGGCATCGATACCCTACGGTTCGGACTGTTCGGCATGCTGGACTGGTATGCGGTAAGGATGGGCATCAGCGACCACGACCAGGTTCTAAAAACACCGTGGCTTCGCATCTACAAGTGCATGGAGATGGACAACAAGAGAAGCGTGTACGAGAGGAACCTGCAGAAGTTGCAGGCAGAGGAAATGAAACGTAAATCTAGATAATTATGGCAACAATAAGGGAAACATTAAAGCAGTTGGCAGCAGACACGCTACCAGACTACACCTACCTATTTGAGGACTGGGACACAGCAGACACCAAGCTGGAGAAACTGAGCTATCCGGCAATCGTCTGCATCATCCCAGCCAGCGGCACGACAGAGATACGCAACGGCAGGGTATACGACACCGTGAACGTTGCCCTGGCTTATCTCGACACCGTACCGAGGGCAGCGGAAGGAGAAGACAACGGAGAGTGCATCGACCGAATGAAGGTGGCAGGGGCAAGGATGATACGAGCCATCAACCAGTCGCACCAGTTTGAACCGCTGGAGGGGCAGCAGTACTACGAGACCATCATCGAGCGGCTGAGCACGATCGTGTCTGGCGTAATGTACTCCCTGCAACTGACACAGAGAATAGGAGGGTGTGAGGTATGAGCAAGGGAGGTATTCAATTCGACCCCAAGGCGGCATCGCTCATCATGCGTGAGGAAGTGGGGAGATCACGGCAACTTATCATCAACCACATACGTATCAACGGACAGAACGCATCAGGGCGAACGATAGCGAGCCTAAAGGTGGAGCAGCCCAGCGAGGAAGAAACCATCCTTTGGGGACACAAGCCATTCGGGGTGCTGGAGACCGGACGAAGGGCAGGAAAGATACCATACGGCTTCCGTAGCATCATCCGGCAATGGATGAAAGACAAGGGACTGCACGGCAGACCTATCCCCTACAAGACCCAGCGACCGCACAAGTATACACCACAAGAGCGTGGCGACATGAGCATGGCTGGAGCCATCGCCCACACCATCGCCAACAAGGGTTCTAAACTGCACCGGACTGGCGGCAGGGCTGACGTATACAGCAACGTCGTGCCCGACACGATGAAGCGGCTCGGACAGCGACTTATTTCATTAATCCATCTTTCGGTGGGAAGTATCAAACTAAACAATGAGACGGTATGAGACAGACAGTGAACAACGGATATATTTTTTTCTACCCCGATGAAGTGTGCTTCGCATTCTTGCCTTGCATCATCAGAGCGAGTGGAAGCAACCTATCGTGGATTGAGGTAATAATAAGATGTGGCGAAACGGAACGAGCCTACAATGTGGAGGCGTTCAACGGAAAGTGTATAACAGACTTCAAAGCATACGTGCAAGCCATTTTCGATGGACGCATCAATGCAGGCGTGGACTGGACGATAAACTATGACATCAATAACTTATCCCAGTACATAAGAGTTGAGGTTAACGCATACGATGACAGAGACGGACAGCTTGCGAGCATCGAATTCACTACGAACGTAGTATGGGGTGCGCCAAGGTTCGGGGAGACCTGGAACGGCTACAAACGCCTTACGTGGTTCACCAACTATCCGTTCTCTTTTGGTATGTATTTAAGTAAGGCGGACACCAAACTGCTTATAGGTTACGAGGGAGCACCCAACAAGCTGCTTGAGATTCCGAACACCGACATGACAGACTTCAATGCAGCCATCTTACCAAGCGGTGCAAGGTACTGGAACATCTATGACTACGATGGAGAGATTCAGCAGGGAACGTTTAACAATACTTTCGACCTTACTTTCTGTCTATCTGCCGGTGGCAAGCAGTCACTATTGCTGCGCATTGACAGAGACGATACCGAGAGCGGCATCTATCTGCGTTGGATTGACCGACACGGATTCATTCGCTATTGGCTATTTGCGTCTGGGGAGGAAACGAGAGAAATAGCCAGCGACCTGAGTTTCATACGCAACAATCTAAGCGGATACAGCGACATATACGGCTACGTTGGCGACAGCGGAAGAAGGCAGGGATACGAGCGCACGGATTCAATCAAACTTTGTGCCCCGTTGGTTGACAGTGATACGTTCGATATGCTGCAAGACCTAGCCAGCAGCCCAGTCGTTGACATGTACCTCGGGGGAGACTGGATGAACGAGGAAGACCAGTGGACGAGCGTAACAATCAAGGCAGGAAGCTACACGAAGAGCACAGCTTGCTTGCAGGATTTCGTGTGCGAAATGATAATAAATAACATTAACGTTCAGAGATTATGACAGACCAGCAACTTTATATAGACGGTGTTTTGATGGATTTGCCGGAGAGCACCGATGTGGTGCTCGACATTAAGAGCAACCTTTTTCGTGACGTCACGAAAATGACCTCGAACTACACGTACACCATCCAGCTACCACGGACGGTGCACAACCTTTCAGTTTTGCAGCAAGCGGACAGACCGAAGAGCGGCAGCAGATACCCTTTTATTTTCCACCAGTGCAGTTATTTCCGTGGAGGTGTGCAAATTATCAAGGACGGACGATTGAACGTTCTGAGCATCGAGGAAAGCATCGAGGTTTCAATCTACTGGGGTATAATGCCAGCGTTCACGAAGCTACTGGAGAGCGGAATGAAACTGAACGAACTGGGAGTGACAGACAGAGTGCTTTTTGAAAAGTACAACAAACCAAACACAAGGGAGGAAGCCGTGAACAAGGGAATATTCTTTGCTTATTACAACCCATACCGAATTGAAAGCAAAGATAACTTTGGTATTAATCTGGTGCAGAGGAATAAGTATACCACGACACAATACTCGGCTAGCCGTGGACGCATCAGAACTGGCGCAGAGGTCGGAAAGTACATCAGTGGAAATATAGAGAACGCATCGGACACGATTTGTGCTCTCATCCCCTTCTTGCCATCATCAACGGCAAATGTGCAAGCGCAAGGAAAGGGCGATTATAGAAGCTATGCAGTACTGGATAAGTACATGCGGGTTATATCCGTGAGCGGAGAAGATGAGACGCTGGAAGTATACACCATCAGAGGAGAGGCAAGGGCTGCATACCTCGTAGTGAATGCACCTGCCGAATATTACAGCACTCTGTCGCTATCAGTTACCGGGCTGACACCTATGCACGAAATGATAGATGGCGATAATAAGGAGGATTTCGTAGGCGATGATGTGGCGGTGGATGAATATAAAACGTCCCCAAAATTCTTGCAGCCATGTGTGACCGTAAACTGGCTATTGTCAAGGATAGCGAGGAAGTCGGGCGTATCTTTCGTTTGGCAGGATGATGAAGCAAAGAAGATGTTGAACAACCTCGTTGTGCCTATAATCAACAACAAGGCAGACGACAAGACAATCATCGGTAATCTGACCGCAGACGTTAAGAGCCGTGACGGACTGGGAGCACTTTCCTTTTCCGTCAACAACTCATTGACGTCAGTCACATCAAGCACTGGCAGTGATGTACAGAAACTGACGATAACGAAGGATTGCGAACTGATCTTTGATGTGCAAGTGCAATACTACGTCAGACATCAGTTTGAAGACGCAGCGGAGATTCAGTTGCCTATGGGCGTGAAAATGACCGTGACAACACCAAGTACCACCGGAGGTGAGGCATCCACGCAGGAATACGAGTTCGGAGATTTGAAATACGAGGATGGGCAGGTTAAGTACCCGGTCGTACTACGCAGATATGCTATCGATGGCTATCTTTATTTGCTTTCGGCAGGGACAAACACTATATCGCTAAAGAAGGACGATGTACTGACGTTTGAGACTATCATGCACGGAATAAACACAGCCAACATGCCTTCCGTTTATGGCGGCAAAATCACTGCGAGCGTCAAGAGTGGGGACAGCGTTCCGATTGGTGGAAGTTTCCCTATCGGCATAAACCTGCCTGAAATCGAGGTAACAAACTTCATTAAGTTTCTAGCTTTGATAACTGGCTCGTTCCCTAGGCAACTGACCAACAGCACGCAAGTGCAGTTTATCATGTTTACCAGAGTTTGGGCAAACAAGGCGAACGCCTACGACTGGAGCGGAAAACTCATTCCGTATGACCGCCAAGGTGCACCACGGAAAAGCGAGTATTCCGTTTCAGACTTTATGCAACACAACCGCTACAAGTGGAAGGAAGACGAAGAGACAACCGGGGACTATGATGCAGACCTCGTAATCAGCAACCAGACTTTGGGCTATGAGCAGAACACATGGACGCTACCTTTTGCAGCCAGCGATGACAACCGCATACCGATAAGAACACTTGATTCTTTCGGCATGAAGAATGGTGGAGAGTATAAGGGATGCAAGGAGCGGATAATGACGCTAAGAGATGATAAGGAGCAAGCTGCACTTCGATTTGATATTGACCTTCAGAACATATTCGATACGAAGTACAAGCAGCTTGCAGCAAGTATCGCCAGGGCGCACGTAATCACGGAACGGCTCAATCTGTCGGACTTGGATATACTAGATTTTGACGAAACGAAGCCAGTGTACCTTGCACAGTATGGCGCATATTTCGCAGTTCTCGAAATCAAGACCACAAGCAGCGGATATTGCGAGGTTACAATGATAGAGTTAAACAACTAAAAAGAACGAACTATGGTAAGTGAAGACAAACAGCAGATTCTTGACATCAAGGTCAAGTACGAGGATGCAATCTATGGCATCATAAGATACAAGGAAAAGATAGACCAGTTGAAGGCAAGTATCAAGGACTTGCAGCAGCAGGAAAAAGACAAGACCATCACAACAAACGAAATGAAGGTGCAGACGGAAGCTATCAACGCAACCATCAAGGAGTATCGTTACAACGTGCGCACGCTGCAAAAGGAGATACAGAACAACGTGCGCACCGAGAACGAGCAGGAAGGCAGCTTGAAGCAGTTGCGCGCCCAGCTTTCAAATGCCACCAAGCAATACGATGAGATGGCAAAGGCAGAGCGTGAGGGAGCGAAGGGGCAAGCACTAGCCAAGCACATAAACGATATTACCGACAAGTTGAAACAGGCTGAGGAGGAGACGCAACGATATTATCGCAACGTTGGCAATTACTACAACTCGATGATGCAAGCAGCAGATGACCTGCAGGGGACGGAGTTCTTTGGTATGGATATTGTCAATGATACCGAGGTTAGCAACATCATTAAGCTGGCGCAGAATATGGATGGACTGACAGGCAAGCTGAAGGCGTTCGGTAAGACCGCAATCGGCTTGGTTATGAATCCATATTTTGCAGCACTCGCTGGCGTTGTCGGTGTTGGTATGACATTTAAGTGGTTCTATGACTACAACAAGGGATTGATGGAAGCCACACGACTGACAAAGGAATTCACTGGCTACACCGGGGAAGCATTGGAGACGATGAGGAACAGCATCGCAGCCACAGCGGACACGATGGGAAAGGATTTCAATGACGTTCTCGCCACAGCTGACAACCTCATGGCGAACTACCACCTATCGGGCGAGGAAGCTATGAAGGTTATCAACGATGGATTCGCCAGCGGTGCAGACCTATCTGGAGATATGCTCAACAAGATACAGCAATATGCGCCTACCTTCCACGATGCAGGTATCTCGGCAGACCAGCTTGTGGCGATATTGCAGCAGACCAGAAGCGGCATTTTCAGCGACAAGGGTCTAGACATTATCACGATGGCTAGCAAGAAAATCCGAGAAATGAACACAGCAACATCCGCAAGCCTTGACGCTATCGGCATTTCCAGCAAGCAGGTGCAGCAAGACCTAGCCAACGGAACGAAGAACACCTTCGACATTATCCAGCAGGTGGCTTCTAAGATGAAGGACTTCGGAGCGGACAGCCAGCAGGTTGGCGATGTTCTGAAAAACGTCTTCGGTAAGCAGGGAGCGGCTGCTGGTATTCAGCTTATAGAACAGCTCGACACGATGACAACAGACATCGAAGAGGTGAAGAAGCAGACTGGAGAGTGGGGAGAGACCCAGTTGGAAAACATCAAGCTGCACAAGGAACTGAACAGCTACCTTTCGTCAATGTTCGATATGAGCCAGCACGGATTCGAGGAGATGATCGAGAAGGGCAAGATGTTCGGCACGAAGGTTCTCGTTCAGATAATGAAGGGTTTGTTCAATACCATAAATTACTTCATCGACTGGTACAACGAGAGCCTTCTGTTGCGAGGGGTAATCAATACACTAGGCACAAGTTTCCGCTTGATGTGGAACGCAATCAAGCTTGTATGCAATCTTGGAATAGACGCATTCAAGAGGATGGGCTTTGCAGCCAAGGGCATGCTTGATATTCTCGAAGGTATCGTGACCTTCGACCTATCCAAGGCACAGAAGGGATTCAAGGAGATATTCGACATATCCGGCACAATCAAGGAAGCATGGCACGACATCAAGAACGCTGGCATCGAGATAGGAAATTCCTTTGCTGACGGATTCGAGAACACCGTGAACGGAAGACTGAACCATCTGAAACTTGCGAACCTAGACGGTGGAGCGACCAGCAGCGAGCCAGTGAACGGAAACAAGGGAACGACAGCAGCCAAGGGCAGTACAACCAAGACAAAGGCACAGAGAGCCAAGGAAGAAGCGGAAGCCAAGGCAGAGGCAGAGCGCAGGAAGAAGCAGGAGAAAGAATTGCAGGCACAGATTGCGCTTATTCAGTACCAGTACAACGAGCAAGTAATGGACGCTAAGAAGCGATACCTCGCAGGTGTGTACGACAACGAGCGAGACTACAGCAACGACCTCGAACATCTGGAGAAGGATATGGTGGCACGAAGTATTGACGCATACGTGGCGGCTGGAGAGATAGGAGCGGAAAAGGCGCAGGAAATGCAGGCAAAACTTCTCGACATCATGATAAAAGCAAAAGCGGACTTGAAGAACCAGGCGAAGGAAATTGTGGACGAACTCAACAAGGAGTTCGAGAACGCAGAGAAGGCACGCAAGGATGCAAATATATTGGGTGGTGGCACTAGCGATGAGGAGAACGACAACGAAGCCAAGTTGGAGCGGTATAGGGCTTTCCTGGAGCAGAAACTTGCAATGACCCAAGAGAACACGGAAGCGCAGAAGCAGCTCCAGCAGCAACTCCACGACACAGAGGTACAGCTGGCAGACGATTCGAACAAGAAGCAGCAACAGAAAATCGGTGAACGCCAGCAGATGATGGCTAACATGATTTCTACGCTGGGCGATGGACTGTCTAGTTTCTTCAATGAGCAAGACAAATCCTTCCACAACTTCTTGAAATCCATGCTCACATCTTTGCTTGATGCGATTGAGATGGCAATCACGGCTTACTATGCACAGATGTTGGCACATGAGCTGGCAGAAAAGTCGTGGTTTGGCGTTGCCAGTGCAGCAGGCATGATGGCATTAACCAAGGCAGCCTTTGCCGGAGCGAAAGCAGCCGTCAAGGGCTTTTCCACTGGTGGCTACGTCCAAGGCTCTGGAACCGGAACGAGCGACAGCATCCCGGCAAGGCTTAGTAATGGCGAGAGCGTAATGACCGCCAAGGCGACTTCAATGTTCAGTCCGATATTATCCGCATTCAACCAGCTAGGCGGTGGCGTGCCTATCGTAGTAAATAACGGAGGCAGCAACATCGGCATGGATATGCTGGCGGCAGCTGTAGCCAGAGGGTATCAGATGGCTCCTCAGCCAGTAGTGAGCGTTGAGGAGATAAACCGCACCCAGCGTAGAGTGCAGACGATAGAGAATATCGGCAGGATTTAAAGGGTAGTTATTTCTTCAAGATTCGCGTTCTGAGCGGTTTTCGCTTAAAGGTGGTAAGGTTACACACCAAAGGCAATAAAAGCCGCTTAGAACGCAAAATTTCGGCTTGTTTGGAAAAATTAACTGCTTACGAGATAAACATATTGAAAAATATCGTATCTTTGCAGCGTTTTAAAACTTAAAAAATCACGATTCAATGGCAAAACTCAGAATATACAACGACATCGACAGCCAAGACAATAAGTTCTGGTATCAATGGTGGGGAGGCGATTGCGTATGTTTCCAGGATATAGATGCTTTTGCAGCAAGCATACCGAAAGACGATGATACAATTGATATGCGCATCTTCTGCAATGGCGGCTCGGTGATTGAAGGCTGGGCAATTTACGACCGACTGCGACAGAGCGGCAAGAAGATTTCCTGCACCGTGGAGGGCAAGGCAGCATCCATGGCAACAATCATCATGCTCGCAGCACCAAAGGAGAGCCGCAAGGCATACGAGAACGCTGCCTTCCTCCTGCACAACCCATATGTTCCTGGCTACCTTTTAGGCGACCAGCTGAATGCAAAGGACTTGAAAAACCAGAGCGAGGAATTGCAGATGTGGCAGGATATGATGGTGGACGCATACGTAGAGCGGTGCGAGTGCGACCGGGAAGAGATTCAAGCCTTGATGGATAAGGACATCTTCATCAACACCAGCGAGGCTTTGCGCCTAGGTCTTATCAGCAGCACCATTGTACCACTCAGCGCAAGCGCATCAAAACGCAACATAGAAAATTTTATTAATTCAAAACAACAAAATCCAAAAGCAATGGAGAAGAAAACAGAAGTAAAGGCTTCTCTCCTCGACCAGATTCTCGCCAAGTTGGGCGTGAAGACACTGGAGGAAGCAGAGCAGGCGGTGGCAGAGCCACAAGCCAAGGCAGAGCCAAAGGCGATGGAACTCAACACAGCGGACGGACAGACACTGACCGTAGAGCGTGAAGAGGGAGATCCACAAGTTGGCGACAAGGCAAGTCCGGACGGAACATTTGAGATGCCGGACGGTAAGACAATTGTTGTCGAAGACGGTGTAATTACCGACATTCAGACCGCAGGCAATGAAGGCGGTGAAGGCAATGAAGGCAATGAAGGCGGTGAGGGCGGCAGCGCATCAAGCACCGACAATGAAACCGTAGCCAAGTTGAAGCAGCAGGTAGCAGCACTCAAACAGCAGTTGAACGACACCAAGGCACAGCTGGCAGGCGCACAGAAACTCGCAAAGAGCAAGGAAGACATGCGCATCCTGAATGCTGTGAAGATGGCAGGCGGTGCTGAGAAGGTTTTAGCAGGCTTCAGCAGCCACTACCAGCCAGCACAGCGACAGCCAAGCGGCAAGGGCGCAGGCGACAACGTGAACGCTGTCGAGGAAGGCAAGAACGCTATCAAGGAGAGACTTGCCAAGCTCCACAAAAAGGGCAAGAAGTAACCAAGTATTAACCCATTAAATCAAAAGAAAATAATGGCAGGATTTACAAAACAGCAGCTCGAGAACCTTAAACTCGAGCCAGAAAACCTCGCAAGCATCAAGGATGCCGTGCAGGAAACCTTCTACAAAGATGAGGATTTTTCTTCATTCGTGAACATCATGAAGGTCAAGAACGATGATCCAATCGCACTTATCGGTGAGATGGAAATGGTCGGTAAGGCAGGTGGAGGTTGCGACCCTACCTACGAAGAGAAGGGCATCGCTAACTCTCAGAAGCGTTGGGAACTCGGACAGTGGGAGATTCCTATCAAGATTTGCTACGAAGCATTGAAGGGTTCAATCGCTGAGTATTCATTGAAGACTGGTACAGACATTGGCGACCTTACCAGCACCGACTTCATGACCATCTACACCGATGCACTCCAGCGAGCCATGCAGCAGATGATTTGGCGTTTCGGATGGTTTGGCGACAAGGCGGCAGCATTGGCAGGTGCAGGTGGCGGCAAGCTGACAGCAGGGTCGGACGTTAGTATGTTCAACGTATGTGACGGTCTGTTCAAGCGCATCTTTACAGCCACAGCGACAAAGAACCATACCACCATCGCAGCCAACAGTGAGGCTACGGCAGCAGCGCAGGTTTCAGCATTGCGCAAGAAGGGTGCAGCTACAGCAGTCGTAGACGCTATCTTGATGGACGTAGACACACGTATCATTGACGATAGCGATGCAGTGTTGCTCATGACACGCTCGCTTGCTGACGCATTGACCTACGACATCAAGCAGACCTACCACGATATTATGCCGTGGGAGAAGGTGTTTGACGGCTTCGATGTAGCGACCTACAACGGAGTGAAGATTGCACGTGTTGGCATTTGGGACAGAATGATTAAGGCATACGAGAAGGGCGAGGCTACAATCAACCTTCCACACCGTGCGGTATTCTGCAACCCTAAGCACCTTATGATTGGTACAGACGCAGACAATCTCATCAGCGACCTCGACATCTGGTTCGACAAGAAGGAGCGCAGAAACTATCTCTATGCTACTGGTAAGATTGGCACGGCTCTCCTCGAAGAGGACATGATCCATGCAGCTTACTAATCGCTCCAAATTTTCAGTTTAGTATTAAGTTATTTGACAATCCTCAACACCCACAAAACGGTGTTGGGGATATAACAATTTTAAAACGAATTAATATGACAACAACTTGCGAGAGCCTTATCGCCCAGGACATCATCGTCCCTTGCGAAGACCAAGTAACAAAGGGACTGGAGGGCGATGGACTTATCATCAACCGAGACGACATCGACTTCACCAAGTCCGTTGTAGCGGGCAATATAATTAAAACATTAGTTTTGAAGACTGGCAAGAAAGCATACGCTATCCGGCAGGAAGGCAGCAAGCCATTCACTGGAACCAAGACCGAGCTGACCGTTGGCACGTATCGCAACAGCTGGAAGAATACCGTAGCAGTCGTGGTATTGGCAAACACACCTGACGTTTGCGCAAATATCATTGACGGACTGGCGAACGGAAAGTTCGTTATCATCCTGCGCAACCTCTCTAAGGGAGCGGACGGAAATGCAGAGTATCAGGTGTTCGGATATGCGCAGGCACTGAAGGCAAGTGCAGGCGAGAACGACAAGTACTCAGACGATACCGAGGGCGGCTGGCTTATCACGCTTGAAGAGGAGAGCGTACCAAAGGCAGCTTACTTCTTCTTTGACACCGACAGCGAGACAACAGCAGCCAAGTATCAGAGCCTTCTGACGGAAGCAGCAGCGTAGCCTATGACATACAAGGAAGCAACAGCCAAGGTCGGGGAGTTGAAGGCACGTTTCGACAGTCCCTTTGATGCAACTGACAAGGCAGTTATAGAAACTCTATATTTCGAGGTAACACGCAAGCGTTTTGTTCCGACAACCTGCCAGCAGTGTTACCACGATGCTCTGATAGAAATATATCTAAAACTCAAAAAAGAAAAGGCAATGCCAAAAACATGTAATTACGCAATGAAGGCAGGTTTTATCATTTCCTGCCCGGATTTCTACCATGGTAAGATTTTCACGAACGAGAACCTGACCGACAAGGTAGCGCACGAATATCTGACGAAGTACCCACACATGGAAAGCTACTTCCAAAAGATACCCAGCGATGAACTCATCGAGAACAAGCAGCCGCCAGCAGGCAGCGACAGCGGTGCAGATGATACCACCGGGAAAGATCCTGCCGAAAAAGCAGCAGGCAGCGACAAGAAGAAAGACCTCGACCAAGCCGAAAAAGCAGGCAAGGAAGAGTAACAAAACAACAAGTAAAACGACACAAGCAATATGAACGTTAAGACAGTTAAGAAGCCAAAGCGAAGGGTTGATATTGGCTACGTAAGCCGATTTAAGATGCAGGCATACGGATATGATAATCTTTATCCGCAGAACCTCGCACGCATCACTGAAGCCAGCGGAACGGCAATGCTGTGCCTTAACCGATATGCCCGATTCATTGAGGGCTACGGCTTCGATAGCGACATTCTAGCATCGTTGGCGATGAACCAGCAGGGGGACACGGCAGACGATTTGCTCCGGAACGTAGCGCAAGACCTCGCACGCTTTGGAGGCTTTGCCCTTCATGTAAACTACAACGTTCTAGGGCAGGTGTCGAGCGTGAGCCACGTACCCTTTGAAAATTGTCGACTGGAAGAGACAGACGACAAGGGGAACGTGGCGCACGTCTTGCTGCATCCAGACTGGGAGCAGAAGAAAACGAGGAACGGAAAGCGGTTGATGGTGAACGAGAAGACAATCGAGCGCATCAACATTTTCAATCCCGACCCCGACATCGTCCTTGAACAGATTGAAAACTCAGGAGGCATCGACAGCTACAAGGGGCAGGTTCTGTGGCAGAGCCTAGACGGACAGTTTATTTATCCTACAGCCAGCTACGATTCAGCCATCACGGAGATTTCGACCGATGAGGGACTGGGGAACGTGAAGATGCGAAACGTGAGAAACAACTTCCTCGTCTCCTGCATGCTCGTAACCAAGAAGGGCGTTCCAAAGTTCGATGAGAACGGAGAAGAGGTGGAGAGCGGACAGATGATTTCCGATGAAGACCTTTTGCAGTTCCAAGGGGACGAGAACACAGCGAAGATTCTTGCGGTCGAGGTTGAGAACGAGGAAGACGAACCAAAGGTTGTGGCTTTTCCTACGAAGAACTTCGACAAGGAGTTTTCCGTGACCGACAGCAGCGTTGTTGAACGCATCTACGCACAGTTCCACCAAGAACTCTTCTACTCAATTCGTATTGGCAAGCTGGGATTCAGTGGGCAGGTGATGCAGGATGCCTACGAGTACTATGCCGGAGAGGTAACGACAGAGCAGCGTTTCATCGAGCGAGCCTTCAAAAAGATTTTCGAGAACTGGCACGATTCTGCCATTCAGAACCTAGACCCCAAGCTGCAGCCGTTGAAGTATATTAGCAGCGAAGCGGCAGGAAACAACACTATAGATTAATTGATTGAGCCTATGGGAGAACAAAGAAAACAACTTATCACGGTTGATCAGTTCCGAGAACTGGCAAGACCGACCAGCGTACACCTAGATAAGGATGAAGTGAACGCATACATTCGGGAATGCGAAGATGCGAACATCATACCAGCCATAGGGTGGGAGCGGTTCAAGGCAGCGACCGAGCAGGGAGAGTGGGGCGATTCAGTCTTGCCCGATTTTCAGCCTGCAACTTTCCTGGACGGTGGCGAATACACCACCAAGAAGGAGGGCGATTGCAGCCAAGGCGAAACCAAGGTGCAGAAGTACACAAGCGGAATACGCAAGGCACTCGCTTATTTCACGTATGCGAGGCTTTTCCGTGCCGATGGCACAATTATAAGCCGTGCAGGTGGAATGCGACACAGAGACGATTATTCAGACCACGTTCAAGATGTATCGAGCAACAAGCAGTACAACGACATCTTGGATATGGCGGAAAGATATTTATCAGATGCCCTTGAATACCTCAAACACTTCACCCCGGAAGGAGAAGTGAAACAACAGAGAGGGACGAGGGCGCACATTCACGCAATAGGCAACTAAAAGCACATAAGACATGAACGAGGATATTCAAAAAATGCTCCGTATGGCAGAGCTGATACGAGATGCAACGCAGGTTGGAGAAAACACAGCGGTGCGTGTCGGCACGGAAATTTACGACATCGTTGTCGAGTTAAGCAGGATGCTTGCCATGATGGACGATAAACTGGAGAACGATGCGGTCGTTAGAATTATCAAGAGTGAACTCGCCAAGATAACAATAACGGAAGCGCAAATTGCGGATGGGGCGATAACGGCGGCGAAGCTTGCCGATGGCTCTGTAAAGAACAGACACCTAGCATCCAATTGTGTGACCTCAGATAAAATACAACCGGGAGCGGTCAAACACGACCATCTGACTGAGAACTGTATATCAACTGGAAATATTAGAGACGGCAGCGTGACAGCAAAAAAACTCGGCACGGATATCTACAAGGATATCGCAAACAAAGTGACCGACATCGTGACGAAGGACTTCCCTCCAGCAATCACGGAGGAACAGATAACAGATATTACTAGTAAATAACAATTTAAAACAATAGATTATGCAATTTTTAGACGCAATTGGACTTGCTTCCTTTTGGGAGAAGATTAAGGACTGGGCTAATTCTCGTTTTTTTAGCCAAAGAGGTGGTGAAATTACTCCTACTAGTGGTTTACAGTATATAATTGATGGTGAACAACTAAATGTATCAAAAAGTGGTAATGAAAATGAAACTATAGACATTTTCAATGTGGATGAAAATGGAATGAGTGCTATAAATATCGTGAAGACTGGAGGTACTGCAACCCAAGTGTTAATGGCAAACGGAAGCGTGAGAACTTTGAATGCAGCCAACGGCATTTGTGGACTTGATGCCAACGGAAGAATCCCGCTCGCACAACTTGGCAACCTCGATACATCTTTGTTCAAGTTGGTAACCAGCCTTCCTTCATCGGGCGAGAGTAACAAGATATACATCGTTAAGGACGGAAGCGATGCCAACGATGTGTATCAAGAGTATTACTATACCAATGGTGCGTGGGAAAAAATCGGTACTCACACCGTGAAGGTCGATTTAACGCCTTACGCCAAAAAGACGGAAGCGGTAATAAATATGGATTTCAGAGGTGTAGCATCCGATGGGTCATCTACTTCAAACACTTCAATTCGAAATCTTGTATATACACTAGGTGATGGGAGGGTGAAAGTAGCGGATGTACCTCTTGCTGAACCCAGAACTACTGGGGGAAGACCTTTTGCTGGTCAAAACGGCTTCATGAGAGCCTCCGATAAGGCTAAGCTAGATGGCATTGCGGATGGTGCAAACAATTACACCCTGCCTACTGCCAGTGTATCGGTGTTGGGTGGTATTCTTATAGGTTATGGTACAAGCGGTCGTAATTATGCCGTCCTGCTAGATGGAAGCGGTAAGGCTTATGTTAATGTTCCGTGGACTGATACAAACACCACCTACGACTTGTCACCTTATGCTAAAAAGGTGGAGACAGTTGACTTTAGTTCAATTAGACTAGACAAACGGGCTATCGCTAATACACCACAGGGACTGAAAGAAAAGCAGGTTATATTGTTTAGTTCTCTAGGTGGTAAATATGGAGAAATAGTACTTGAAGAGGCTACATCTAATATGTCAGGCTTAATGTCCATAAGAGACAAGAATAAATTAGATTACATAGCTGATGACGCAACAGCAGACAGTGCAATCCCAATATCGGTAATTGATGCATTAAATTAGAAAGGGGGTTTATATGAATTTCTTAGATAAAAGTGGACTACAGTATCTTTGGACGAAAATAAAAGCAAGTTTTGGCACAGCTATTGTTGAAAGTTCTCAAAATTCAAACATTCCATTTGTTACAAATCATCAAATTGTTAACGTTAATCGCTCAGGTAATATCAACGTATATGATTGGTTTCAAAAGGCATCAAAAGGAGGCATCCTGGAGGTAGTCTTTGCAGGAGAAGTGCTTGGAAGTTACACTTATTGCAATAACGGCAATATTAGTTACCTGTATCAAATGCAAGGAACATCACATGGTCCAGATATTGCTAATATTGGCTTTTTGAAAACGGATTACAATACTTATGCACGCTTAATTAAGATGGATGATGATAAACTTGTTGTTGCAGAGTTTGTTCAAAACAAGTAAAACTAAAATAATTTTAAAATTTTAAAATACACTATTATGAGAAAAAGTACTGGTAGAGCAAAACCGGTAACTCCTAAAGCAGGAGTTACTAAAACCTCAAGAAGATATGCTTGTGGTGGTAAACTTGAACTCTAAGTCGCTGACTTTTAAAATTTAAAAATAAGACGATATGAAGAAGAAACAATTACACGAAGCACTGGCTGTGCTTCTTACTAAATTATCATCGGCAAGGGACAATCCCTTGCTGATGGATAACTACGTGGTGAAAGCCTTGCGCACGGTTCTTTTGGAATACAAGGAATCGGGTGAGCTTCACGAAGCATACAAGGAGCAGATACAATCCACGCTGGAGAGTGACAACCCCTGGGTAGCTATGATGATGAAGTCAATTGGCGCAGATCCTTCTATTAAGAAGAGCATGACCGATGAAGCCATTGACGGAATGATTGATTCTATGTTGGGCAACGATTAAAACATTTTATTATGAATGACAAGGAGAAAGAACTATGGCGAGTTATAGACAACGTAATCAAGTGTTGTGCTATTGAACTTCAGAACGGAGAGTTGAGCATTACGAGAGAAGACGTTCTCGGCAAGTCTAGAGCTGAAAATCTCGTAATGGAAAGATGTATGGTCGTTGAGCAGATGATACACGCAGGATTCAGCATAACGACCATTGCGACCGTTCTGAACCGCACCGTTTCAGCAGTGAGACATCTGAGCAAGATGTCTTACACCTATATCAGTACGTCTCGAGTTTATCGACTTGCCACGGCACAAGCGACCCTTCTAAACAAGGACGTAGAGCCGATTTGCATTTAAGAAACAAAAAGAAAATAACCAAAAGCGTTCTTTGACAATAATTCGATAAATACCCCTGCACTAACTTTTTGGAGCGAGCCAAAAATCAGAGTAACTTTGCAGCGGATTCCAATATTTGGCTTCCGCAACGTAATTAACTCAAAATTTTATGGCAGACACAATCGAGAAAGTTTATTGCACTGGGGACGGTGGCAATGACAACCTAGCAGCAGCCTTGCTCGCTAGAGGTAGAGACAATGATCCAGCGACTATGCTGGCAGCAATGAACGGTGGTATGGGTGGAGGTTGGAACAACCCATTCGCCTACATGATGATGTTAGGAATGTTCCGCTTCATGTACGGTGATGGCTGGAACGGACAGAACGGCAACGTTCAGCGTTCCGAAATCCAGTCTCAGATTGACAGCCTTCGCACTCAGATGAGCGACAACCACAACAGCGACTTGTTGATGGGAGCAATCCAGGGCAACAACCAAGACTTGAAGACTTTGGCGGCTAACTTGAACTGCGACTTCAACGCATTGCAGTCTTCTGTTTGCGGCATTCAGGCAGGCATCCAGCAGATAAGCGGACAAGTTGGTTATTCGGCTGAGCGAGTAATCAATGCCATCTCGCAGGGTAACTTGCAGATGACCATTGCACTGAAGGACTGCTGCTGCCAGACCCAGCAGAACATCATCAAGATGGGCTACGACAACCAGCTGGGGCAGAAAAACATCGAGAACTCAATGCAGCGAGGATTCGATTTCAATAACCGCAGCATAGAGCGAGGATTCTCGGCACTCGGTTTCCAGCTTCAGCAGGACAAGTGCGACATCATCCGCTCGAACCAAGACAACACCCAGCGAGTTATCGATGTACTTAACAATCACTGGCAGCAGGATTTGCAGCAGCGGTACAACGATGCACGCCTGGAGTTGAGCCAGCAGCGACAGAACGCTGAACTTATTGCAGCGTTGAAGACCACCACAACCACTGGTGCGTAGGCGGTCTGAACAAAATCTATCAAGGGGCAACTCGCTGTTCTATCAGTGAGACCCCTTTTTGTCTATTTATCGAATTATTTAAAAAGAGCGCATTATGGAATTTAAAAATATTCAAAGAAATCACCCGGTCTATCTGCTAGACAAGCAGACGGTGGAAGTTAAGGAAGGCAAGGTCGTAGACAACCAACCGCACATCAACACTGGCATCGCAACCATTTCCAGCAGCGGACAGCCAATGCGAGACGTAACAATCGAGGTGGAGGGAAAGCAGACCATCTACACCATACCCGAACACCTCGGAGTTACCTTTGCAGGCGAAATCGTACTGGCAACCGACAAGGCAGACCTTTTGCCCGAAGTTGGGAAATTGGTAAATGAAGCCGATGAGATAATCAAGGCATACGAGCCAAGCAAGGAGCGGAAAGCCAAAGGCGAGGAACTTCTTGCAGCTTTGAACCCGGCAATCAAGGAGAAGCAGGAAACCGAAAAGCGTTTCAAGGCACTTGAGGGCGATATAAGCGGCATTCGTGGCATGGTTAAACAGTTACTCGACAAACTAGGATAGGAGGGCGCACAATGAAGAAAATAATCGTTTTGCGCCATTCTTGCGACAGCGAGGAAGAGCGACACCAGCACCAAGAGAGCGACATCATCCACGGCTTGCCATACGAGAAGGCAGCAAAGGCACTCATGGGAGCCAGCGGATATGTGGCATACGTTGCCAAGCACGGCTACCACTTCACGAAGCAGCTAGCAATCAAGGCAAGCGAGCAGATGAAGAACGTAGACGGAACGAGCCACCGTTGGACGGTAGACGAAATCCGGCTGGCAACAAACAACGAGATAATCTCCAAGGGCGCAACCATCGGGGATATTCTCTATTTGGCTAATATGGCTTATGCGGACTTCTACCCGAAGGTAATCAAGACCGAGAGCGACTGCGTACAGTATGCTATTGCCGTAGCCAGTGATCCTGACGGATACGAGGGTATGGCATTCTGCAGGTGGACGGCAGACATCATCGGAAAGGGTGTGACCATCGACTGGGAAAAATTGGAATAACCAAAAAAAAATAAATTGATATGAGCGAAGTATTTCACGATTTTCAGGTGCACCACCTTTATCTGTGCGCCCTAGTAATTTTTATCTGTTTCGCTACAATTCTGATAGCGATGACAATTGACTTGATAGCAGGCATTCAGAAGGCGAAGGAACTGCATATTGCAAGAACGTCAACCGGATTGAAGAAGACGTGCGACAAGGCGAAGAAGTATTTCCCGACATTCGGTATTGCTTCGCTTATGGACGTGGCCACGTGTGTTATCTCTCCCTTCCCTATGTTCGCCATTGCCTGGACGGTGTATCTGCTTTTGTGCGAGTTTAAGAGCATCCGGGAAAAAGCATACGAGAAGGCTGAGATAAGGAAGCAAGACCGCACGATGCAGGTGATCCTGGAGAATAAGGACGAAATTGCGAAGGCAGTTGTCGAGATAATGAAAGAAGAACGAAAGAAAGGAGGAGATAATGAGGATAACTAGAGCGCAACTTATAAAGGTAATGCCGAATGCAGGCAGCAGGGCAGACACCTACCTTCCAATCATCAACGGATGGGCAGAGCATTTCCGCATCAATACCCCACTAAGGATGGCGCACTATCTAGCACAGATTGCCCACGAAAGCGGAGAGTTGAGATACACCAAGGAACTGGCAAGCGGCAGAGCCTACGAGGGCAGGAAAGACCTCGGAAACACCCAGCAGGGCGATGGCGTGAAGTACAAGGGCAGGGGATTGATACAGATTACCGGGCGAGCCAACTACCGGAAATATGCCAATTATTGCGGCTTCGATGTTGTGGGCAGTCCCGAACTTCTGGAGCGTTCTCTGGGAGCAACGAAATCCTCGATGTGGGTATTCGACACTTTCGGCTGCAATGAGTTGGCAGACAAAGACAACTTGAAGGCTATCCGCAAGAAGATAAACGGAGGCTACAAGGGACTGGTAGCCTGCGAGAAGTATTTGAAGCGAGCCAAGGAAGCCTTGGAAATCAAGGTGCTTGCGTAATAAACACATCAATCTAACGTTTATAAAGTATGGAAAATTCAAGAAAAGGGCGAAATTTGCGTTCTGTGGCGTTATTTCTCGCCATGCTTATAATTACCCCACTTTTAATTTTTGGCTGTTCCTGCGCTAAATCAGCGCAAAATAACACGGTTTATCACGACAGCGCACACACCAGTGTAAGACGTGACAGCGTGAGCCAGCGACAGATCCACTGGCAGGACACCCGGCAGCACGACAGCGTATTCAAGCAGGACAGTGTGCTTGTCTATATCAAGGGCGACACTGTAATCAAAGAGCGGTGGCACAATCTTACGACCACCATATGGAAGACGATAACCAAGACGGACACCATCGTTCGCGATACCTATGTTCTCGTGACTGACACCGTAAAGGTAAAGTATTACGTGAACCGATACATGACAAGGAAGGTAGAGAAACCAGTGAGCACATGGCATAAGGTAAGGCTATTCATTGGCGATTGCGTATTACTATTCCTGACACTATTTGCGGTTTGCTGGATAAAGGAGCGCATCAAGAAGAGAGTTCAATAGGTTCAATCATAATATCTTTAAAAGGGCAGGAAGCGCAGGAGAGCGTTTTTCTGCCCATTTTTGTGCGAAGAACACTTTTCATTGAGAGAAAAGGGGTAGGGGATATGAGAGTTAGATTATATTCATTCTAGCTAATGCGTGCAGGTTATTATTATATAGAGTGTGGAAAACATACAGAAAACGACCGAAAATAGCCGTGCTTACGATATAAACAGCCAATAAAAGTTAAAATATTAATATCTTTCGGGAAAAGTTTTGGTGGAACGGAAAAATATTAATATCTTTGCATCGTGTTTAGGAGATAAGCACAATAAACATTCAGTAACTTAAGCCCTAGGCAACACGGTTAAGCCAATGAAAAATGAAAAAGCCAAATTCAAACATTTTAGAGTTCACAACAAAGTTCATCAACTCTAACTTCCGTATCAAGGTCTTCGGACGCACAGAGGATGGCAAGAAGATAAACACACTCGTAGGAGTAAGCGGTATCTTGAAGCTCATCGGTGCAGAACTCTTCAACAAGTTCATCAAGCGAGCATTGAAGGCTGGTATGGACGCTTGCCGCTGCGCACTCAGAAGAGGATTGGTTGTAACATTGTATGCTAAGTAATCAAGGGAGGACAGAGAAATGGCAAGAGCAAAATATTACATCAAGAAACAGGTTGAAGGCGAGGAAATCGATGAGTTAGCAAACTTTACACGCAAGGACGAGGCAGAGCGATTCTTGAACGGCTTGTTTAGGGAATATAAAAAAACCGATAATTTTTATCCTCACTGGGTACGCCAAGGTTATTTCAAGACTGAATTTGCATGCTTGGGAGTGAATTGTACAACAGAGTATTGGATTGAAAAGTATTAACCAGCTGGGGGCAACCCCAGCACAAAACAACAAGAATATGGATACATCTAAAATGGTAAAGGTAACACTTGCAAAGGTAAGAACAAAAGGTCAGCACTACTGGGATAAGGAAGGTACAGAGTACATTTGCAGCGGTGGAGATACCGATTATTCAGTTGATGGAACAATGTACTGGAACAGAAACGGAAGAGGTCAGCAGGCTAGAGTATTCGTCTTAAAATAAATATTATGACAGAACAGGAATTGGATAAGATTTGCGAAAGTCAAAGAGGGTGCAGCAACTGCCAAAATTGCCCGATTTTTGCAGAGTATTTAAGAACACAAGAAGATTAAAAGATATGAAACAATACATTTTGAATGCTAAAAACAGCCTTGGGGAAGTTGACAGCCACATCGAAGACTACAGAACCGAGGAGATAATGGAGGAAAGGTTTTCTCGAATTAAGGAAACCTTCAGGAACAACCCATTTGCAGAAATGATGGAAGAAGGAGACCGGCACTTCAAGGTTAAAATGGGTGGAGTGACATACAAGTATTACATCACTGAAAGAGAAATTTAAACTTGGCAAGATATGAAGGAATACGACAAGATACCAGCACAAGCAGTGGTTGAGGTAACGACCAGCTGGGGAAGAAACTGCCTGCGAGAGATTGGGCGAGACCTTAAGGAAGGCATGGTGCTCGATGGCTATTATTATCCGGTAAGCAAGGCTTTCGACTTTTATTGGAAGGGAGAGGGCGCAATGCTGTGGATCGGGGACAACGGAAGGCTTGTCAGTCTCGGAGAAGGACAAAAGCATAAATACATGATGCTTGGTCGTCTATTATCCGATTGCAAGTACTTCCTTCGCAACCCATACGAGCGACACCTCTATTTCCCGAGCATCGCCCGGCATTGCAAGGAAATGCGCCAGCACTGGCTGGAGTTGAACATCAAGCCGGAGTGGCTAAGCTATAAGCAGATTGGCAAGCTTGAGCACAAGATGAACCGAATGAAAACGAAGTTAGATAGGCAATTTAAAAAAGACAGAAGACAATGACAGAACAAGAGTATAGAAAAGCCCTGCATGAAATCATGGTGAAGGCAGAGAAGGAAAGAGTAATGCTGGCAAGGAAATTTGCCACGGAACACAGCCCAGTTAATGTTGGCGATTATATCAGCGACAACTGCGATACGATAAGGGTTGAAGATTGGATTATTTCACATAGAGGTTACGAATACAACTCCTTGCCTTGCCTGGTATATAAAGGCAAGACCTGCAAGAAGGATGGCACTCCACGCAAGTACTCGAAGAATTGCAGGATCGAGCAGCGCAACCTTTTGCGAGTAAATGGAGAACCAGTAAAAAATCACGGATATGGAGAATAATAGAAGAAACATCAAGAGAACGAAGAAGGGTGCAGGCGCAACGGTCAAGCTAGTTGGAATACAGATAGACAACGACCTTCTGCCTTTCCTCAACGCATTGCCCAACAAGTCACGATTCATCAATGATTTGTTGAGAAAGAAATTTTATGGTAAATAATTTGGTGGTTTCAAAGGAAAAGCGTACCTTTGCATCACTGAATGTTTAAAGTGGTTACCACTTATTACCCCAGCGGCTCGACTTTTTCACCGCTGGGGTATTTTTTTTGCCCATTTTAAGCCTTAAATGTAAAATAACATTAAAATAACAATAAAATAAAAAGAAAATCGTTTAAAAATTTGGTGGAACGGAAAAATATTAATATCTTTGCAGTGTGTTTAGGAAATAAGCACATTAAACATTCAGTAACATTAAGCCCTAGGCAACACGGTTAAGCCAAAGAAAAATGAAGAAATTTAATATCATCAACAATATCGTTGATACAGAAGTATTTCAAAAAGAGTTCATGGCAGATATTCCGCAAGCTACATTCTCTGAGAAGAATGGAGAGAACTTTATCTATGTAGATGATAAATTTGAAAACGAAGTAGGAAACTATCTAAAAAAGAAATGTGTTCGTTTTATCCCTATGACGGAGAAGCAAATTGAATACGAGGGATATAATGTTACTGTAAGCGAAGATAGCAGTTTTTATTATATTGATTTTAACTCAGGTGCAGGTGAAGCTATGTACGAAAAAGCAGATTGGACACTCGATGATGCTTTGAAAGACCAGCTTAATTTAGATAAAGAGTAATGGAATCTAAGCCATCGACATCACGTATAAGTCAATAGATACGAAACGTTTATAAATTATATAAAAGGGGACTGACGAAAGCCAGCCCCTTTTTTTGTTCCACAAGCAGCCCGACCACCTGCATTCTATATATGTTTTTGTGCTCTTTCTTTCGATTTACCCCGAAATTTGCGTTCTGAGCCGCTTACGTGGTAAGCACGTAAAACTATCCCCGAAAATAATTTGAGCCGTTTCTGCGGCAAATTCGCAAGAAATAAGGGCTATTTTTTGTCGTAGAGCACGTAATCAATAACCCTTCTGTTTGCTTCATCTACTCTCGATAGGTCTGCATTGATGTAGGTATCAGTTACTCGGACACCGAAAGAGTGACCCAGCGCAAGCGACACCACGTCCTTTTGTATACCAATGTTGAAGGCTATAGATGCCCACGTATGGCGAGCGTAGTACGTAGTAAGCCCTGGGCGCACCTTTGCGAGTTTCTTATTAATCATGACCGTTGCAACATCAACGTTCCTGAAATGCTCCGAGAAACGAAGCAGCTTCTTTTCCCCTTTGTACTTCTCGATGATTCGGAGAGCTTCGGGATGAAGAAGGATGGAGTAATGCCTACCAGTCTTCGCCCGGTCGTATTCCAGTCTACCACGGACGATATTCTCATTTGTCAAGGCGAACAAGTCACTCACATTGATACCAATCAGCAGGAACATCAGCAGGAACATGTCGACCAGTTCATCACCACCAGCTTCGAAGATAGAGCGGATTTCCTCAACAGACAAATCTCGCTTTTTCGTTGTCTCAAGCCGGAGACTGTACCTGCGGAAAGGGTAGTTTTTCGTCTGCTCATTATCAATCGCCAAGTTGAAGACAGCAGCGACACAGAGCATCCTGCTGGCTCTTGTATTCCTCGACAAGCCTTCCTTTGCCATGAACGCATCGAAATCTTCAAGCCAAGAGCGGTTAATCTCATCGTATGTAAGCAGAGCCGCTTTTTCCTTCCCAAGGAAAGCTTCAATCTTTGCCCAAGTATATTTATATCTGTTTATCGTGTTCTCTTTCAGATTCCTGCCCTCGTAGGCAATGAAGCCATCACGAAGCAAGGCGACCTTTTCCCTTGCAGGCTCGGCTTCAAGCATGATTAAGTCCCGGAGTTCCCTAGCCGTAATATCGCCCCGGTATGTTTCCCTGCATTGCGCCTTCATCATCATTCTATTATAAAAATTAAGGCGGTCAAGCAGGAAGTCGTTGATAGCATCACGATCGGGACGCTTGCGCACCTTACAAGACCTTTTATCCCATTCATCCTTTTTGCAGTATTGATTGAGGGATATGAAGGCAGTCCCACCGTGATGGTTAACGGCAAGCCGGATAGAGAACGTGCCATCCTGCCTTTTTACCCTCGTGTCTAGATATAATCTCAGTGTTGCCATAATTCCGTGCAGTTTTTGTTCAGTTTATTTTCAGCGTTAAGAGCCGCAATTGTGCAACATGGTGCATGATTGCGGCATTTTCAAGTTATCAGAGTATCAAAGAACCCCTTTAAATACTGGGGAAACCAGTAAAGTTGTACTTAAAATCATAATCTTTTCCTTTCTTTTTTATGTTATTATCAATGTTATTTATAGCTTAGACGATAAAAGTAGAGAAAAGGTTGCAGAAAATCCAAAAATAATTGTTACTTTTGCATCTGAAAAATAAATATTTATAGGTTATATGAACAAGAGATTGATGTTTTCGGCAGCACTCGTGATGGCGCTGCTTTCGGCAAACGCTCAGAAAAGGGCGTTTACCATCGAGGATTTGTACAGGGTGAAGGGCGTATCTTCGGTGAGCCTTTCGCCTGATGGTAAGACGGTTTGCTATACCGCCAGTTCTTCTGACCTGAAGAACCAGAAGTCTGGCTCCGACATCTACATCATGAATGCGGATGGCTCTCACGCCAAGGCTCTTACCGAGGATGGAAAGAGCAGTTCTGCCGTGTGGAGCAAGG